CTCACATTGTATGGAACCACTTCCCTCTGTTCCTTAGTCCATTTAATCTGAGCGAAGGAGGGCTGAACTTCCCCTAGGAATTTATTGACGTCAATTATCTCTTCCATAGTAGCTCGATAAGCTAGTACATACGAGTAGAGCACTAATTCCGGCGTCAGCTCCACGTCGGTTCGATGGTAAGTACGTGCCTTTTCAGGATAGGCAATCATACTAATTACCTCGCCAATGGGTCTATGCGGTCCTCTATGACCCCAGTACCTTGAAAGGTACTTTGGATCATCACGCCAAGTTCCGTAACTCTCCTTATCAACATTAACCTTAATACCAAAGTTTGTTCCAATGTAATGAGAGAGAGTGGTGACAAATGCCGCATCCTTTGAAACTTCTGGACTATATGTCCAAAGTAAATTGTCATCACCCATAACATTGTACTCAGCCTCAATATCAAAGGCTTGCATCCAAGTCTCTGTGATCAACTCGTTGCAGATGCAATTGATGATAGTAGTGAGTCGACTTCCGCTAGGATTCCCATGATCTGCGTGCGTCATTGTCCATCCGCCAATAATGTCTTTATGAACAAAGTCATGTTCAATAACCCGTAGCAACTCTTCATCATAATTCTTAAACGCTGACCTCACAACTTCAAATGCGGCTTGGATTAACCAACTTGGAATGGTTGAATCGAATTTTGAGAAGTCGAGTGAGATGAAATTTAGGCGCCGACTTTTCTTCCCATCAACCCAGACTCTAAACCATTCATCGGTCTTTCCAATTCCTACCTGTGGTAACACCCTCATGAACTGAGTCAACGGTGAGCCAAACCTTGATTCAGACATAACAGTGTAACCATCGACCATGAAGACTAACCGTTTCTTACTCTTCCAAGTATGAGTTGGTAAGCCCTCAGAATCATAGGCGCCGCTCCCTTGAGTGCGATACCAGCAAAGAATAGGGCATCCGAAACTGCCTCTTGCCAAAGCTGCTGCCTCTCTGGATCGGACTTCGTTACAAACGTCACCTAAATAATCACGCTTCTTAGTCTTTCCTGTAATAATACCGGTCCAACCCATGGACGTGCCCCAATCGGTGACTGCATAATAGACATCATCGTCAGTTTGATAGTCTAACATGCTCAGGTGGGCATCAGAGTATCTCTCTTTTACCCTTCCCATAGCTGCTTTGAAGTGGCGGTTCCAAGTAAAACTAGGAACTTCAGACGCCGCAAAGTTAGCAAGCTGAAGCTCGCAATCAGCATACTTACCTTTAGAGCGGGCAAACGTCTCACCATCTTCATTAGTGAGGTGGTACAAGTAATTCAAATGCCAATCAATCATACCAGGATCGAATGCGAATTGCTTAAGTACCTGAACAGCTTCGCGATCAAAGACCCTACCATGTTCATCTTGGGTGATCGCCTTTAAATTAGTACGCAAACGTCTTTGTGACCCTGAGTCAAGGGCAAATTGCAGAGTTAACTCATTTATCGTCGACATACAAGCGACCTCCTTTCTGACCTCTGCTGATGAAATAAGATCTTCATCGCTAGATTCCATCCCTGGCCTTTTCAATGCACTCTCTTGGAGCTCGTGCTTAGAAAAATTTGGT